CTCGTTCTAAATAAACCGTCTGGCGGTATCTAACTGATTAACATTTCAACAAAGAGGCTGTGGTTGGAGCCTCCAATAAACCGTCTTTACGGTAGGTGAAAATTACCAATCCACAGCATCCTAAACATTGTAGCATACCGCTGGAGAGCGGTCTATAAATACTACTCTTTTATAATACGAGGGTAAAACAAATGATTAAAGATTCTGGAGATCGCACCGAATTTGAAACTGGTGCAAAGCGTGATATGCACGCAGGGAAGGGGCGGATGGACCTTCTGCCCTGGTATGGCATTATGGAGGTCAGCAAGCACTGCGAGGAAGGTGCATTGAAGTACGGCGAGCACAACGTGGATAAGGGTATCCCGCTGCATTCGCTGCTGGACAGTGCTGCACGACATCTGGCCAAGTACATGGTCGGCATGGACGACGAGGACCACCTGCGAGCTGCCTGCTGGAACCTGCTGTGGGCTCTTAACCAGCGCGTGACCCATCCCGAGTTGGATGATAGGTTTGCGGTGAAGATGAAAAGCTCGAACGATGAACCGCTTATCACAGTTGTCTGTAGTTCCTGTGGTATGCATTTTGAAGCGCCGACCGAATGGTGGGTCCGCAAAAGATCACGGTATACCAATATTCCAGACGGAGTGATGACGACTTGCCCTCATTGTGGGAATGTGACAATCGTTCGGGAGGTAAAATCAGATGAGTGACTGTATGCGAGAAATTGTTCGCTGTCGGAAATGCGGATGTGCTTTGACAAATGAAGCCGAACATATTTTGCCGAATGTGAATTTCAGGGTCTGTATTATGACCTGTACACTGTCTTTAATTTGCCCCGATTGCGGGGAAGTGGAGATTCTCGAAATGGAGGACTACTTATAATGAGCGACTGGAAACGCGAAGTGGACTATGCAACCTACTGCCCGAAGTGCAAGAGCTTCAAGGTGCTGGAGACGGACGAGCCCTGCAACGAGTGCATGACGGAGTGTGTGCGGGAGGGTACTGTAAAGCCTCTGAAGTTCGAGAAAGCAAAGGTGAAAGCCAGATGATTCTCGGGATTGCACAGGCAGACCGAACGAACCGAGGAGACGAACGGTATACGCCTGACTATGCGGTATATCCATTGCTCGAATTTTTAGGAGACAAAAAAAAAAGCAGATTGTCTGGTGTCCATTTGATAAAATGGATTCTGCGTATGTAAAAGTGCTCTCTGAAGCTGGATACAGAGTTATTGCATCCCACATTGATGATGGCATGGATTATTTTACATATGAACCTGAGAATTGGACTGTAATGGTATCGAACCCTCCATTCAGTAAGAAAGATGAGGTACTCGAGCGGGCCTATTCGCTAGGAAAACCTTTTGCGCTGCTGCTTCCTATCAATGCAATTCAAGGAAGAAGACGATTTGATATTTACCAAAACCGATTGCAGCTATTATGTTTCGACCAGAGAATAGGGTATATATCGCCGTCTATGATATGTCCGAGTGAGGCGACACCGTTTGCTAGTGCGCCTATTTTTGCAATAACTTCTTACCAAGTAAGCTTGAACTTAGACGATTGTATAAGGAGAAGACGCGAAAATAACATACTCCTTTATGGAGGTGAGATAAATGGAAGCAAGAGATTGGAGCAAAGTGGATTGGACCAATAACGAAGACAATAATCTTATACGTGAATTTCTTGCAGATTCTGATAATATCATGAATTGCAACCAATGCCCGTATAAGATGAAGCATCCGAGTTGGGACGCACTGCCTTGTGGGCAATACCATTGTTGGGTTGAGTTGTCTTGCTAAAGGCGGGAGCCGTGGAGAGATCTGCGGCTCTTTATTTTTATCGTTGAAGGAGATGCTTATATGCAACGTATGAACATTAAATGCTGCCATTGTGGAGACTATACCCCATTTATCACAGAGGAGAATATTGAAGTTATTCCTCAAGTTAATCTCACAAGAACCGACATGGATAGTTTAGGCGATATCGCTGAGGCATTGAGGGAATGCGGTTGCGTGGGTGCGTGTGATTTCTTACGCCGGGTTCAGAGTGAAGTGACCAAAATTGTAGAGCATCAGGAGGAGCAAGCGGCAAAATGAGAAACATGTCTAAGAAAACATGGAAACTCCGGGTTTGGAATCACATGACAGAGATGCAGAAGTAATGGGCTATGACTGTTACTCGTCAGTATCGCTTCAGAGCTTTTTGTATGCTGCCGCAGGATGGCTTTTGAAACATGAAGGAGAGATTGAGATATGAAAAATCGTATTATTTGCTGTGTAATGTGCCTAGTGATGCTGGTGGGCTGTCTGTGTGGGTGCTCAGAGGCTGAAAAGGTCAACAAGAACATCTCGAAGCAGGCCAACTACTTTGAGACGGAGCGGCATATCACTGTTTACAATGCTCGAACGGATAAAGTCATTCTCGAAGCGGAAGGCCTGATGTCCATTACGAACAACTCGTCCAACGAGCTAGTGTGTACCATCAAGACTGGGCCTAATACATATAAGAAAAATTATATTTACCTGAATTCCTATACGATGTATGTCGTGGAGGACATTACCGGTACGATGACCGACCCATATCACTACAAGCTCTACTTCCATACTGATATTCTGCCTGATGTGGAAGTGAAGCCGTGAAGAAATCTGCGGCTCTTTATTTTTACAAGAAGGGAATAAGAAATATGCTTCAGAAAATTATCGTGTTCGTTATCAATTTCCTGACGCTCAGCTCGCCCTGCGGTTGGATGATGGATATTCTCAAGGATACCCGCAAGTATAAATTCTATAATCCTCTGCGGGAGCTGGAAATCGCTGAGAATCACTTCAACTTCTGTGAGCAGGAGTATATGTCGGCGGCTATTTTCGAGCTGTGCTCTGCGGAGAGCAGGGTCAAGAGATTGACTGGAGGTGTTATACTGTGACGTACTACCATCAGATTTATCGTTGTCGCAAATGTGGGAATGAGTTCTGCCCGGTGACGGTACATACCGAGACTGTCATGTATATTGAGCTGAACAATTTTCTGAACAGGGTCAATGGCGAACTCGAGTGGGATCACAAAGAGATGCCTTTAGCACCGAGGCTGTATAGGGCGCATACATGCCCGAACGGTGACATTGGCGTTGGGGACTTCATCGGGTACCAGAAGGAGGAGCAATGAGTATGTATGAAAAGATCGGCAAGTTTATTGGCGGCGTTCTGGCGGTTACTATCACGGCCTGCGCGTGGCTGATAATCATTGCGTTTACCCTGAAATGCCTGTGGTTTATTATCTTCAGGTTCTTGGGGTGAGGTGAATGATGGATAGTGATATTCGTTGGATAGCCGACCTGGTAGATGCAGGAAAAATCACAGTTGACCAGGCAAGAGAGATAATAAACGCCGAAACGATTGATATTTTATATGCAAATAATGAGCCGTGCATCATTCTGATTCGCAATGCCGGCGAACCAACGAAGGAGATCGGGATATATTCTGAGGATTCCGAAACTCATAAGCTGGAAATGGTAAAAGTCAACGCTACGCTGCAAGATGTAGTTGAACAATGCATTCGCAATGAAATCAGCTACCAAGATGCTCAGCTATGGTGTTTGGCGAATAATATTTCATTTCGCAAATTTGACCGATGGCTGTACTATACACTGCGGGGTAAAGAAAGAGATATTCCGTCAGAGCCTGTGTATTGGCTGCACCGACTCGCTTTATTTTTTAAGCGGTGTTTTGATTGGTTGCTCAATTTGATTCTGGAGGTTTTTACATGAATGAGTCATTTGGAACTTGTACTCAGTTAGCTAGAAGGTGCGCTGTTTGTCCTAAAGTCTCTACCTGTGATCATAAAAGAATGGAGCATCTTGGATATATTATTCCAATCCCAGATCTTAATGTCAGTATTGTTGTCACAAGAGCCAATGGAAAGAGCCTCGGTCAGCTCGAAATGGTTGATTCACTGATGAAAAGGAGATTTAATTATGAAAATCATTGAACCAAAATACGAAATCCTCACTGATATTTCTGATGGCGGCATCAAAGAGCTTCAGCAGATCGAGCGTGTGGCGCGGGTCTGCTACAAGAGCGAGGATAAGATCACGCCGGAGGGTGAGTCGGCAAAGAAACTGGTGGGCTTTCTGGTGAAGCAGGGGCATGAGGCTATGCTGGAGCATTCGCAGCTGTCCGTGCTGTTTACCTGTGACCGGGCCATTGCCAATGAGCTGGTGCGGCACCGCATCGCAAGCTTTGCACAGGAGAGCACCCGGTACTGCAATTATGCAGGAGAGAAGTTTGGCGGGGAACTGAGCTTTATTCGGCCGTTTTATATTCCTAACGAGCCTAATGAAAATGCAATCAACGCAGCTTCTTCGACAGAAGAATTTATAAAGCTCGAAACGGACTATCAAATCCACCATGCGTGGTACTGGGCTTGTGATGATGCTGAAAAAAGCTACAAAACTCTCATCGCCAATGGTCTCCGTCCTGAACAGGCCCGTTGTGTGCTGCCGTTGTGCCTGAAGACCGAGATCGTGGTGACTGCCAACTACCGTGAGTGGCGCAATATCTTCAAGCTGCGTACTCCTGTGGCGGCTCATCCTCAGATGCGTGAGCTGATGTGCCCGCTGCTGAAAGAGCTTCAGAGCAAGATCCCGGTGGTGTTCGATGATATTTACACGTTCTGGCCGGCGGATGACCAGACGCGGAAGGGGAGTATGGTGAAGTGATGCGAATTGTGCTGCTCGTAAGCATTATTTTACAAGCTATCGCAATCGGAATGTCTTTTGCTGAGAACATCGGCAAAGAAAAACAGAGAATTATCAAATATGCAGGATGGTTCTTGCTTTTGATTTACATGATATTTGGTTGAGGTAATTAACTAATGAAAAATCGTATTATTTGTTTTGCTGTATCGCTGATGATGCTTGTTGGCTGCCTCGGGTTATGCAGTTGTGGAAACTATAGGGTGTTTGATACGACATTTACCTATTCCTGGGCACAGATTAAGTTGCCAGATGGAACTATTGTTCAGGGCAAAGTGGACAACTGGACTGACTACGAAGGCGATCAGCTGCAAATCACGATTGACGGTACCACATATCTGGTTCATGCAGCAAATGCTATTATGAAAACCTGAGTGGGAAAGGATGTGGTGATAAGAAATGCAGCAAAGAACGTATAATTTTCTTGTGAAGATGCGGATTCCGATGGTGGGCGATGCGGTCGAGATGATGGGTGATGCGGTCGAGATGACTATTGATTCGCTCGATTCACATCGGTCTGCCCCGATGATTGATATTTGCACTGCCATTGCAGAGAAGTATCACACGAACGTAAAAAGTGTCACTGCTCGCCTTGTGAGGACTGTGAATGCAATGGAATATCGGAGCGGTGTGTATCCTAATCCTGAAATGGAAGAGCTCCGTATTGCGTTCAGACTTGATAAATGGACGCTTAAACGATTCCTGTATGCTGCAGCGAGGAGGCTTATGGGCCAATGAAAAACCGTTATATTTGCTTTGCGATGCATTTGGCTGTGTAGCTGTATCCCGAACTAACAAGCAAGAGGCGCGGATTTTTCTACGTCTCTTATTTTTATTCGAGGAGGTGGTACTTTTGCTTGACGACTCGACTCCTACATGATATTCTTGTACTAGTATAAGGAGGTGCTTTTATGGCACGAACAGTGAAATGTCCTAGTTGTGGCGCTGAGCTTACGGTGAAAGAAGGCAATCGAGACTTCATGTTCTGCGAATATTGCGGGACGAAAGTGCGGCTTGATGACTATCAGGAGACGCACAGGTTTGTGGATGAAGCAAAAGTCAAGCGGGTTGAAGCTTTCAAAGACTTAGCGATGAAGAAGATGGAAATGGATGAACAAAAGCGTAAAGACGAAAAAGATAATGAAGCAGAACGCAGAAAAATGGAGCCTGTATATTTGAGCTTACTCATAGCGCTTCCTATAATCTTTTTTATTCTCGCTAAATTATTTGGCGCTGAATAACATAGAAAGGTCTCGATATAAAATTCGGGGCCTTTTCTTTTTTATCTGGCAGTAGACTCTGCCAATTTTTATTTGCCGCTTTTTGTTAATTTTGTGATAATAATTGAAAAAGCATCAATTTTCTGGCCAAAAATCCATTTTGTGGCCAAAAATTTTAGAAAAACGGCCACATATTTTAACGTAGATACGTTATAAATATGCGCTTTGGCCAAAAACCCACTTTTTTCTTTAAGTTAATTAAAAAATGAAAAAAATAATATATATAATAGAACAGAAAAAATGGGCTTTTGGCCACAACTTGTTTTTCATGCATTGCCCCCATATCCCCTGTCGATATTAACCTTGTAAAATAACGTCGGATAGTGTATTATAAAAAGCAGCACATTAGTGGCTGACTTCTTATGAGTATGAGGTAAAGCGTATGGAATACATCGAGGAACTTGCTAAAAATTGGAAACAGTATGGTTACTCATTTGATGCGAGAGAAATTCTTCCGAACGGTGATGAAGCATGGGTGTATTCAACCCTGGAGTTAGGACTACCAGTTCTTTGGTTGAAACATCCAGATGGAAGTTTCGAACATTATGTCATACATACGGATGGATATGACAAACCAACTGGCGAGCATTGGTGTTTTTGGTGCCATTGTCAAATGGAGCGATACGAAAATATTTGGAAAGTTCCTATCTGGCGATGCCCAAAGTGTGAAGAAGAGCACTACGAAGAAGACGTGGATTTATGTAGTGCTCCGACCGAAGAAGCAAGTTATGCCGATGATGAACTCGAACCTGAAGAAGAATGGCTCGATACATACTATAGAGAAAATCCCTATATACCTCACGACGAATACGATTTTGACGGGTTTTAATTTAATAGTCTTTTAATATTGCCTCTGCGCGAAAAACGCAGAGGCTTTTCTTTTGCCCTTTTTTACAAAAATTAACACTTTTTCACAAAAATTACCGCGAAAAAAACAGCCTCTTTTATGAGGAGAATAGAACGTGTCTTAAACATACTATTCTTTTTATTTTTGGAGGTTGACATGCTCGAAAACAAATTTAAGACCAGATTGGTGAAAGAACTGAAAAAGCGCTTTCCCGATTGTACGGTGGTTCATTTGGACCCGAACGAAGTTCAGGGACATCCTGACCTTTTAGTTTTGTATGGTCCTACTTGGGCTGCGCTTGAGGGAAAGAAGTCGGCAAATGCTCCTCATCGCCCTAATCAGGACTACTATGTCCAGAAGATGAACGAAATGAGCTTTGCCGCTTTTATTTATCCGGAAAACAAGGAGGAGATACTTGATGCAATGGAACGATCATTCGAGGCTCACGGGGCAACATGCATTTCTGGGAGCAAGTAAGTATCACTGGCTCAACTATGACCGAGATCGCTTGGTTGATGCCTACCTGAGTAATCAGGCAAAAGAGCGAGGCACGAGACTCCATGCATTTGCAGCAGAATGCATCGAGCTTAAGCAAAAGCTTCCCAAGAGCAAGAAAACGCTGAATGCCTATGTCAATGATGCCATCGGCTTCCGCATGACACCTGAAGTTGTGCTTTATTACAGCCCGAATTGTTTCGGGACAGCGGACGCTATCATGTTCGACGATGGCGTCCTTCGCATTCATGATCTGAAGACTGGAACCGTTCCTGCTCATATGGAGCAGCTTTATATTTACGATGCCTTGTTCTGTTTGGAATACGGTATCGATCCTGTAACTATTCGGTTCGAAAATCGAATTTATCAGAGCGATGATATTTGGGTGGAAAATCCCGAAGCAGAAGATATTCTTCCGATCATTGCAAAGATCAAGGAATTCGATAAAATCATCAACGAAGTAAAGCTGGGAGCTGCAGCATGAATCCTATCGAAAAAGATATTCGCTCTTATTATGGAGTTGAATCACAGAACGGGGTGCTTGAACACTACGGCACCAAAAAACATTCTGGTCGGTATCCATGGGGTTCTGGGGAGAATCCTTATCAGCATTCGGGAGATTTTCTTTCACGAATTGAACTTTTGAAAAATAAAGGACTTTCAGAAAAAGATATTCTGAACTCTATCAACGATACACTCCCGAAGGAATATCAGATGAGTCTTTCGGAGTTTCGTGTTGCTAAAAGCAAAGCTATAAATTTGCGCAAAACGTCAGAATATGAGCAAATTAAAGACCTTAGAGATAATAAAGGCCTTGGGTGGACAGACATCGCAAAACAGCTCAACATGAGTGAGTCAAGCGTCCGGTCTAAATACTCTGGTAATATCGACAAAAAAGCAAAACGTGCAGAGAGTATCGCCGAAACTTTGAAAAAAGAAGTAGAGAAAAAGGGCATGGTTGACATTTCTGAAGGTGCGAACCAAGTGCTTGGAATATCTGAAACCGAGCTTATCGATGCCGCATACACACTTGAAGCAGAATATGGTTTCAAACGGTATGGTGTTGGCATTCGCCAGCCGACTAACATTCGTCAACAGACAAACATTACTGTTTTGGCCAAGCCTGAGTTTGACCAGAAATATGCCTACCAGCACCAAGACCAGATTGATTCGCTGGGTGATTACCATTCTGATGATGGTGGCGAAACTTTTCAGAAGCTTCAACGTCCATCAAGTTTGGATTCAAGCCGTGTGGCAATTATGTATGGCGATGAAGGTGGTCTGGCAAAAGATGGCGTCATTGAGATTCGCCGTGGTGTCCCGGATCTTGATCTTGGCAAAAGCCATTATGCACAGGTGCGTATTCTTGTCGATGGCGACCACTATCTGAAAGGCATGGCTGTTTATTCCGACGATCTTCCGGATGGCGTTGATGTTAGGTTCAACACCAATAAACCTTCCGGCACCCCCAAGATGAAAGTTCTGAAAGAAGCGAAAGCTGATCCAGACAATCCTTTTGGTGCAGCCATCAAAGCAAATGGTCAGAGCATGTACATCGGAGCTGATGGAAAGGAGCACCTGTCTCCTATCAATAAACTGAAAGAAGAAGGCGACTGGGATACAATGTCCCGAAATGTCTCTTCTCAATTTCTTTCCAAGCAGCCTAAGAAGTTGATTGAGAATCAGCTGAAACTGACTGTCGCGGACTATAAAGCACAGTATGATGAAATCATGCAGTACAACAACCCGACGATTAAGAAGAAACTGCTCACTGACTTCGCTGATACATGCGAAGGTACATCGATGACCCTCAAAGCATCTGCTTTTCCCGGACAGTCTACGAAAGTCATCCTTCCGATCAATCAGATCAAAGAGACGGAAGCATACTGCCCGACATATGAAAATGGCACGAAGCTTGCATTGATACGCTTTCCGCATGCAGGCACTTTTGAGATTCCTATTGTCACAGTCAACAATAAGAATGTTCACGGCAAGCGGAATCTTGGAGCAATTCAGGATGCAATCGGCATCAACGCAAAGGTGGCAGAACGCCTTTCGGGCGCTGACTTTGATGGCGATACCGTCATGGTGATTCCTATTACGGACAAAGTCAGCATTAAGTCTACTCCTGCACTGAAGGATTTGAAAGATTTCGATCCTAAAACTGAATACGCAGTACCACCAGGTAATCCTAATCACGTCCGTCTCATGAAAAAAGAGGAGAAGCAACGTGAAATGGGCGTCATTTCTAATTTGATTACGGATATGACTCTTCGTGGCGCGGATGAGAAAGAACTGGCTCGTGCTGTTAAGCATTCAATGGTCGTTATTGATGCAGAAAAGCATGGCCTCGACTACAAGCGCTCTGAAAGGGAAAATGGTATCGCAGAACTTAAGCAGAAGTGGCAGATTCGTGTTGATGAGGAAGGAAATGTCAAGTACGGTGGAGCATCCACACTTCTGTCTCGTCGTAAGCAAACGATACGAGTTCCTGAACGTCGTGGAAGTGTTCATGTTGACAAAGATACTGGTGAACTAGTTTATAAAGAGAGCGGACGTACCTTTATCGATCCCAAAACCGGAAAGGAACGCATGGCCGAAGACACGGTCAGCTTGATTTCTGAAACCAAAGACGCAAGAACACTGTCCTCTGGCACCATTCAGGAAAACCTCTACGCCGATTTCTCGAACCAGCTTAAGGCCATGGCCAGACAGGCTCGTAAAGATGCTGAGAATATGCCCGGTTTGAAGTACAGTCCGGCAGCAGCGAAGCAATATGCATCCGAAGTTAGGTCTTTGAACGATAAGTATAACACCATGCTCATGAATAAGCCAAAAGAACGCAAGGCAATGCTCATTGCTAATGCAAGTATTAAAGCCAAAATTCAAGAACAAGGTCTTAATCCTGCAATCGATAAGAAAGAAATTAGAAAAATCTCTTCTGTCGAGATGCAGCGCGCACGCGATTCTGTTGGTGCAAGCGGCCGCAAATCTAAGGTCGTTTTTACAGATAAAGAATGGGAAGCGATTCAAGCAGGAGCGATTTCTGATAGTAAACTCATGAAGATTCTTAATTCTTCTGATTCTGACGAAATTGTGAAGCGCGCAATGCCGAAAGCGACGACTGTTATGAGTTCTGCAAAAATGTCGAAAGCCAAAGCAATGCTTCGCAGTGGTTATACGTATGAGGAGATTGCAAAAGCTTGCGGTGTGCCGGAGTCAACGGTCTACAGTGCATTGAACAAGTGATTTTACATGAAAGGAGCACGGATATATGGTTCGTTGCTTTCTTACCACTTTTGATAACCCGTATTCTCCTTACGAGCAGTTCGAAGAATGGTATCAATATGATACGGATCATGGCTATAACTCATCTGGTCTTCTCATGAGGCTTGCCGAGACGTCTTCTCAGTTCACAGACAATGAGAATGCCTATGAAATCGAGAAGGCTATCGACAGAATTGTAGCTGCTGATCCGCAAAACATCTACGAGAAGCTCAAGATCGAAGTAAAAGACGAAGACACACTGGATAAAAGTGCTTAAGCATAGGGGAGGGGTCTCAAAAATGACACCCCCCTCTCAAATCGCGCCGGTCTTTGATATTTCCCCGGAGGGAAAAATGATATTTGGGCTTTAGAACGATTGCCGAGGTTTCAGGGAGTAGACTGGGGCCTCGGCAGTTTTTGTAAGGGTTCATGGGTGAAAATTGTCGGATAGTTTCGATGAGAGACTACGATCTTCTTAATTTTTTTTCGTTCTCTTGAACGATTCCTCCATTGATGGTTCCTTCTGCAACAAAGAGTTTCTGTTCAACCTCCAAATGAACATGAGTTTCTCCCTTTATACGGTAAGCTGCTACGGACCCATGAACCCTTACAAAAGCTAAACAGGCATAAAAAAGAGAGGCTATGACATATGCGACCAAAAAAGAATGCTTCCGGAAGCATGGACGCCGCGGTCAGGCCCGCGATGACTCCGGAAGCACAGGAACAGTACATGATAAATCTGGCTATGACTCTGGTGGAAAGACGGCTTCGGGAAGGAACGGCCTCTAGTGCAGAGACCACTCACTTCCTGAAGCTGGCCACCATGAAGTCAGACCTGGAGAAGAAGAAGCTGGAGGAAGAGAACAAACTGCTGCGGGCAAAGACTGAAACACTTGAGGCCGCCAAGGACTCCAAAGAGATGTACGATAAGGTGCTGAAAGCTATGGCCCGTTATAACGGCATGGACGAAGAGGAGTACGAGTTCTGACAGATCAGAAGTCTGAGATGGATACGCCGCAAGCATCGGCTATTTTACCGATCGTGTAGAGCTGCGGGAAGGTCTTGCCGGTTTCGATATTCTGGATGGTGGTCGGAGAGATGCCGGCTTTTTCTGCCAAACCCCGTATGGTCAGACCAGCGGCTTTGCGGCATTCACGAATCTTATGGCGAGAGTAGCCGAAATTTTCGTAGTCACAATCCATATAGCCGATCATAAAAAAGCCCTGGTCTTTGAGAGAAAGGGCCTTGAGCGAAAAGCTCTGCTCCATATCTTCCTCGGAGACACCGGCAAGGACGTATGTACACAGTGTTTCAAGGCGGGGCGTCATTTTATGGCAGCTATGCGCCACGGCGATTTTCATGGCCACCTGACGGACAGGATAACGAGATGCGTTATCAAGATCAGCCTGGTTTACGCCATTGCCCATGGCGTCTTCAAGGAGTTTGTAAAGGGTACCAAGTTTACGGATGGTGTCGGTGGAGAGCATAGGGGAGACCTCCTTAAATATTTTGTGCCCTTATTGTACCACCGTACTGTTACAAAAGCAAGAGGACTTATGAAATATTCAAGGGGATAACGACCATGACCAAAAATGAACTGAAAGCATTGTTGACTTACATGCTATACCAGTCTGACGAGCCGCTAGTAGATGGGTTGGTAGTTAGAGTTAGACGGACGGAAGAGGTCACCCATGAAGACATACACAGAGCTTTGCAGGCTGAAGACGTACGAGGAGCGGCTGGAATACTTACAGCTGCACGGAGAAGTGGGGAGATATACCTTCGGGTTTGACCGATGGCTGAACCAGGACTTTTACCAATCGAGAGAGTGGCGGCAGTTCCGGGACAGGATCATTGCGAGAGACATGGGGTGTGATCTGGGGTGCCCGGACCATCCCATTACGGATTGGGTGCTGCGGGATGGCAGACCGGTGAGACCTCGCATCAGCATCCACCATTTGAATCCGATCACGAAAGAAGATGTGATCCGGCACAGCGAAAAGCTGCTGGACCCGGAAAATGCCATCTGCGTTTCGGCTGCGACACACAAGGCTATCCATTACGGCACCGGGGACGGGCCGAAGATACCGGATGGCAATAGAACAGCAGGGGATACCTGCCCTTGGAGGAAATAGGATGAACTGGACGACAGCTTGGCTTACCATGAAGCAGGGACACAAAGTGAAACGGCGGGGCTGGAAGGACGCCTACTGGCATATTTCCGGCACGGAGCTTCTGATCCACAAGGAAAACGGCGAAGAGGTCAACTTCCGCAAGGTCAAAGACATTGGCATGATGCTGAACGTGACCTGCTGCGAAGACTGGGAACAGGTTATGGAGGGATAAGATGTACGCGATAAAAAAGTTTGATGAAGGGGAAGCGGAATACAGTGTCCTTCTGCGGCGGAAGCTGGAAGAGGCAGAGGCGATGCTCCTGAAACTGAACCCGAGCCGGGAAAGAAGCCTCGCACTGACGAAGCTGGACGAGACATTGCTATGGGCGAACGTAGCGATCGCGGCTGCTGGCATCAGCACGGACCGAGAGGGCAGCGCAGCATCGGAAGCGGCCGAACAGTCGTGGGCGATGATGTCTGCCCCGGTCATGAAAAAAGAGGTGCGCGCAGTAAGTCCCGGCAGAACTTTCCTAAACAACAAGAAATTACAGGAAGCAGTAGATGATGCTTTGCTGAATGCTAAAGCAAACGGTGCTCTGAAAGAAGCGCAAGTAAGAGCAGCCCGCATTGCAGAACCGGCTGAGCATGAATTTTTTAGGATGGAAAAAGTGGCATCTGAACCGAATTTCGGGCAGGTGGCAGACGCTATCCGATACGGGTTCGAAGCAAATGCTCCGAAGCGAGAAGATACCGACCTGCGCTATGACATCCAAGCCGCTGTCAGTAAGGCAATCCGAGCGAGGATCGATCAGTCTGTCGCTGAGTTTGCGGTGGAGCAGGAGAAGAAAGAGGTATCAAAATGAATTCGATCCTGACAAGCGTGAAAAAGCTGCTGGGCATCGCCGAGGAGTGCGAGGACTTTGATGCAGACATTGTAATGTATCTGAACAGCGTATTCATGGTGCTTACCCAGATGGGGGTAGGGCCGAAAGAAGGCTTTGCCATTACTGGAAAAGAGGAGCTTTGGAGCCAGTTTATTGCCGACCCGGTGAAGGCGGCAGCCGTAAAAGCATATGCCGCCATGAAGGTGCGGCTGATGGGCTTTGATGTGCCCCAAAGCAGCTCTACCCTGGACGCACTGAAACATGCCGCTGCTGAAATGGAGTGGCGGCTGAACGTGGAGCACGACGACACATGGCCAGCAGTGTAACAAAGCGGTGGATCGAGCAACTGACTGAAACACCTGTAAAAAAGCAATGGCTTGATGCGGTGATGAAGGATTTTTGTACAGACTGCGCACGGCGTGGGACCTGTGAATGCCCTGAAATGGAAGCGTGCTTCTACACCCTTGACAAGCCCTTTTACGCCCCAAAGTGAGGGCTCCTACCTTATTATAATAGGAGGTTAGAAATATGGCACTCTCGAACACGGCCACGCCGATCTACTACGGCCGTTTTCGGGAGGCCGTGATGCGTGGCGAGATACCGGTATGCCGTGAAATTTCAATGGAAATGAACCGGATCGACGACCTGATCGCCAACCCTGGCATCTACTACGACGACAAGGCAGTCAACGGCTTTATCGCCTTTTGCGAGGATGAGCTGACCCTGACCGACGGCAGCGACGTGAAGATGCTGGACAGCTTCAAGCTGTGGGCGGAGGAGATTTTCGGGTGGTACTACTTCGTGGAGCGGAGCGTCTTTGTGCCGGATGCACACGGCGGAGGCCACTATGAGACCCGGCGAATCAAGAAACGGCTCATTACGAAGCAGTATCTCATCATCACCCGCGCGGCTGCAAAGACCATGTATCTGGAATTTTTGCAGGCATATTTCATGACCGCCTATACCACGACGACTCAGCAGCTGACGACCGCCCCGACCATGAAACAGGCGGAGGAGGTTTTGGCACCATTCCGCACGGCACTGGCGAGGGCAAAGGGGCCTGTCCTGCAGTTCATGACTATGGGGAGCCTCCAGAACACCACCGGCGCAAAGGCCGACAGGGTGAAGATGGCTTCTACCAAGAAGGGCATCGAGAACTTCGTGACCGGGTCGCTGCTGGAGATACGCCCCATGACCATCGAGAAGCTGCAGGGACGGCGAGATACTGTGGCGACGGTGGACGAGTGGCTCTCCTGTGACATCCGGGAGGACCCCATCAGCGCCATCGAGCAGGGTGCCTCCAAGAATGAGAACTATCTCATCGTGGCGGCAAGCTCGGAGGGTACGGTACGAAACGGCTGCGGCGATGACATCAAAATGGAATTGATGCAGATCCTGAAGGGAGAATACATCAATCCCCACGTCTCCATCTGGTACTACAAACTGGACTCTATTGACGAAGTCGGCAAGCCGGAGATGTGGCTGAAGGCGAACCCGAACCTCGGAAAGACCGTGACCTACGAGACCTATCAGCTGGACGTGGAGCGCGCAGAGAAATCGCCCAGTTCCCGGAATGATATTCTGGCAAAGCGCTTCAACCTGCCCATGGAGGGGTATACCTATTTCTTCTCGTATGAGGAAACGCTGTGTCACCGGCACCGTGATTTCTGGCAGATGCCATGCGCTATGGGAGCTGACCTGAGCCGGGGCGACGACTTCTGCGCCTTTACGTTCCTGTTTCCGCTTTCCAACGGATATTTCGGGGTGAAGACGCGGGACTACATTACCAGCTACACCCTAAGCCAACTGCCCATCTCCAGGCGGCAACAGTATGAGGAGTTCATGCAGGAGGGGACGCTGTTCGTCTTTGACGGAACCATCCTCGACATGATGCAGGTATACGACGACCTTGACGCCTTTATCCAGCAGAACGAATACGACATCCGGGCCTTCGGGTACGACCCGTACAACGCCAAGGATTTCGTGGAGCGGTGGGCGACCGAGAACGGCAGCTTCGGCATCACCAAGGTCATTCAGGGCGCGCGGACGGAAAGCGTGCCGCTGGGCGACTTAAAGAAGCTAAGTGAGCAGCGGAAGCTCATCTTCGACGAAAAGCTGATGCAGTTTACCATGGGGAACTGCGTGGCACTGGTGGACACGAACGGAAACCGGAAGCTCTACAAGCAGAGGCAGGACCAGAAGATCGACGCCGTGGCCGCCATGATGGACGCCTATGTGGCGTGGAAGGAGAACCGGGATGCGTTTGAGTGATCAATCATCACCGCTGTCCCAATCATAATTTCTTGCGTGACATCTGCGGCAAGTCCAGTAACCATATTCATTATCGTCATCTTCCCATGGCATGGTATAGAAAGCGTCATCAAGAGATGCACCGCACGTTCGACAGCAACCATTGAGGGAATAATCGTCTTCCTCGTCGCAGTCATAGTCATCACAGTTGTCTCCTCCCGTTGAGGCTGGAACACTCGGCTCTTCTGGAGTAGACGAAGCAGTAGAGTCTATAGCCACGGTGTTTTCATCTGGCCGATGGAGTAGATAAGCTGCTCCGGCAACAACTACAATAGCACTTACGACTTTTGCCATTTTTATGATTTTAGGATGTTTTACCGAAAAATCGTTGTATTTCATCTTGATTTTTCCAAAAAATCCAACTTCGGCATAATCATATTCAACGCCAAATGACTCACTGCATTTTTTACAGGTGACACTGACGGGCATGGTTTTAGGAATACTGATGAGCGAACCACAATTAGGACAAATAACAGTTTCCATAGACAACTTCTCCTTGTCAAAATGCTAGTTTAGAAGAGTATAGCACAGGAGATAAATGTTGTAAATCGTAGAAAAGGGGTGATAAGATGCAGGTTTACAAAGATGAACTCTATCATTGGGGTGTCAAAGGGATGAAGTGGGGCGTGCGGCGTTATCAGAACAAGGACGGAACTTTAACGGCCGAAGGGAAAAAGCGGTATATTCAGGACCACGATGATTACACGCGTGTTCATACCAAAAAGAGTGTCAGAGAGATGAGTGACAGCGAACTTAACTCCCGTATCAATCGACTGCAAAAAGAACAACAGTACGAACACCTCACGGCTAGTCCTGGCAAGATCCAGAAAGCCGTTAAAATTGCGGCAGCTGCCGCAACAGCATTTGGGACGATAATAAATCTCTATAACAATGGCTCTGCCGTTATGAAACTCGGTAAGAATATTGTTAGTTCTGACAACTTCAAAAATACCGTTGTGAGCGGCGCATTATACACTACGATGAAGGTGCATGGGGCGTAAGGTTTCTGAACTTCAAAGTCGTGCGCAACTTGAATATACAAGATATAAAGTTAATCAGATGTTTAAGTGAGCATTGACGCACCGATTTATCTGCTGACGCTTTTTGGAAGGAAAAATAAAATGGCGCAAACTTTTGGCTCCCGCCTGAAGAGGGCGTGGAACGCTTTTACGAACCGGGACCCTCCCGGGAAGATCTACTATGGCGGCGGATACAGTTACCGCCCCGACCGGGTGCGGATGACCCGGACAAGCGACCGCACCATCATTTCGGCCATCGATACCCGAATCGCCATGGATGCTGCGGCCATTACCATCAATCACGTAAGGCTCGACGAAAACGGACGCTACAGCGAAACCATTTCGTCGGGCCTTAATTCTTGTCTGAACCTTTCAGCCAACATCGACCAGACCGGACGGGGGATGCGGTTCGACATGTTCCTATCCATGCTGGATGAGGGCGTCATCGCCGTGGTGCCGGTTGACGTGGAACTGAATGAAGCGACCGGCGAAATGGACATCCAGTCCATGCGGGTGGGCAAGGTGAAGGAGTGGTACCCTGCCGACGTGCGGGTAGAGCTCTACAACGAGAAGACAGGACAGAAGGAAGAGGTGACTCTGCCGAAGGACCGGGTGGCCCTGATCGAGAACCCCTTCTACGCCGTGATGAACGAGCCCAATGGCACCATTCAGCAGCTGACCCGGAAGCTCCACCTCATGGATGTCATCGACGAGCAGGTTGGAGCCGGGAAGCTTGATCTCATCATCCAGCTGCCATACGTTGTGAAGAGCGAGGCCCGCAAACAGCAGGCCCTGCAGCGGCGGCAGGAGATCGAAGACCAGCTGGCAGGCTCGAAGTACGGTGTGGCTTATACGGACGGTACGGAGCACATCACCCAGCTGAACCGCAGTCTGGAAAACAATGTTCTGAAGAGTGTGGAATACCTGACCAACATGGCATACAGCCAGTTGGGTATCACACCGGAGATCATGAACGGCACTGCGGACGACAAGGTGATGACCAACTACGAGAACCGTACCATCGAGCCCATCGTGGCGGCCGCCGTGGATGAGTTCAAACGGAAGTTCCTGACGAAAGAGCAGCGAGACGAAAAGAGCGAGAGCGTGCTGTTCTTCCGCGACCCGTTCAAGCTGACGCCGGTGTCGGCTGTGGCAGAGATCGCAGACAAGTTTACCCGCAACGAGATCATGACCTCGAACGAGATGCGGCAGGCCATCGGCATGAAGCCTTCGAAGGACCCGAAGGCGGATGAGCTGCGGAATGCGAACATCAGCCAGTCCAACGAAGCGGTCTCAGAGCAGTAGAGGATGCTGACGAGAGGCAGAGAGGCTGTGGGCAGAGCGCTGTCGGAGTAAGGAACATGAAAACTTTGGAAAGGAGATGCTGAATTTCAAAATGGCTATCGATTACGATTGCAGCGGTTGGGCCACGAAGGCCAACACCCGCTGTTACGATGGACTGACCATCGCGCCGGACGCCTTTAAGGAGTGCGACGGCAAGACCGTGCCGATGGTGTACAACCACGATCACTCGAGCGTGGACAATGTCATCGGCCACTGTCTGCTGAAGAACCGGCCCCAGGGCGTATACTGCTACGCCAAGTTCAACGATACGGACACCGGCCGGACGGCTAAGGCTTGCGTGGAGAACGGCGACCTGAGCGCTTTTTCCATCTATGCCAACGGTCTGCAGAAGGTGGGTAAGACCGTGAAACACGGCTTTATCCGGGAAGTGAGCCTCGTACTGGCAGGCTGCAACCCGGGTGCGCTCATCGACGAGGTGGTAAAGCACAGCGCCGATGAGGATTACGAGGGCGGCGAGGCCTTTATCTATAACGAGGACGGCCTGAGCCTGACCCATGGCATGGACCCCGAGGGCAACCCGCTTGAAGACCTTACACACAGTGCGGACAGCGGCAATGCCGTGACCGACGACAAAGCAACACAGGAGGAAGCCAAAATGGCGGACGAAAAGAACATGAGCCAAGAAGAGACCGTTGCGGATGTGTTCAACACCCTGACGGAGAAGCAGAAAAAAGTAGTATACGCAATCATTGGTTCTGTTGCGGCCAGTGAAAAGGACGATGACGGTAAGGAGGATACGACCGTGAAGCAGAATGTGTTTGACAATGATACCACCGAGACCGTGCTGAAGCACAGCATCGGCGACATCAACGCTGTTATCAAGGGTGCCAAGAGCAGCGGCACCATGAAGGCGGCTTTCGAGAACTCGGACATCACCGGTGAGGAGCTGGCCTACCTGAGCCACGGCATCGACAACGTGGAGTGGCTGTTCCCCGACGACAAGGTGCTGGACAACCCGCCCCGCATCATCGACAAGGACCAGACCTGGGTCGGCAAGGTGATGAGCGCTGTGCATCACATCCCCTTCAGCCGCTTCAAGAGCATGTTCGCTGACCTGACCGAGGAGGATGCACAGGCCAAGGGTTACATCAAGGGCAACTACAAGAAGGAACAGGTGTTCGGCCTGCTGCGCCGCTCCACCAGCCCCACCACCGTCTACAAGAAGCAGAAGATGGACCGCGACGACGTCATCGACATCACCAGCTTCGACGTCATCGCATGGCTGAAGAGCGAGATGCGCCTGAAGCTGAACGAGGAGATCGCCCGTGCCATCCTGATCGGTGACGGCCGCCCCGCTGCCAGCGAGGACAAGGTGGACGAGAACTGCATCCGCCCGGTGTTCAACGACGCAGACCTGTTTACCATCAAGGTGCAGGTGTCCACTACCGGTCTGACTGCCGTGGAGGACAAGTACAAGGCCGCCATCAAGAGCATCCTGCGCTCCCGCAAGGAGTACAAGGGTGCCGGCACCCCCACCCTGTTCACCACCGAGGATGCCCTGACCGAGATGCTCCTGCTGGAGGACACCATCGGCCACGCTCTGTATGCCGACGAGGCTGCGCTGGCCCGCAAGCTGCGTGTCTCCAACATCGTGACTGTGCCTCAGATGGAAGGCATGAAGGGTGCCAAGGGCGGCGACCTGTTCGGCATCATCGTCAACCTCTCAGACTACACGGTCGGTGCAGACAAGGGTGGTGCTGTCTCCATGTTCGACGACTTCGACATCGACTTCAACGCCATGAAGTACCTGATCGAGACCCGCTGCTCCGGCGCACTGACCACCCCGTACAGCGCCATTGCTGTTGAGTGGGCTGCCTAAACCTCTCAGTCTCGCTCCGCTCGCCAGCTCCCCCTATTAGTGGAGCCATTGGCAGGGCGGTTAAGCTTCCTATAAGACGAGAGAGGTTTTGTATCACATGAAATGCCGAGCCCTGCGACAAAGGGCAGGCGGAAAGGAACTATAATGCTGAAACCTTACTACGAGACCGGTCATGATCTGCATGTGGCAAACTACGTTGCCTACCTGCACACCGACAAGAAGCTGTACGAGGACGAGGCACACAAGACCCAGGCGAATAAGGATGACGTGGAGAAGGCCTTTAAGCTGGGCCGCCTGATGATCGTGGACGGCGCCAAGACCTACCTGCCTATCGCTCTGCTGGCTGCCGGTGTGGTGGTGTATGACGGCACTACCGCTACGACCTGCACCGTGGCAGCGGAGTAAAAGCAGATCATCGAGTTAGTAATGGCAAACTTACCTGCCGGACAAAATTCAAAATGGTGACGAACTGAGCGCTGCCAGTGGCGGAAACAGCGAAATGAGGAACTGGCCGGGGTCAGCGAGACGCGAGCGACAGTGAAGCGGCTGCTGGGCACCCCAACTCGGGTTCCTTAGGGAGGATCTACTATGAAATGGAGCGGGAAGATCGGGTTTGCGCAGGATACGGAAGAATCAGCGCCAAGCGTATTCGTAGAACGGATCGTAGAGCGGAGCTATTACGGCGACGTGCTGGAGTTTGGGCGGCTGATGCAGGGGAGCGACAAGATCAATGAGGACGTTACAGTAGGAAACCAACTGAGCGTTGTAGCCGACCCATTTGCACAAAACAACCTTTACACCATGCGATATGCCACGTTTTGCGGGCAGCACTGGAAGATCACGAACGTGAAAGTGCAGTACCCAAGACTGGTGCTGACCTTAGGAGGGATCTGGAATGGAAGCACGCCCGAAGAAGCTTGACGCTTTGCTGCGGAAGGTACTGCGGGAGGCGACTGGGAAAGAGAACCTCTACTTTCAGCCGCCTGCCGGATACAAGCTGAAATACCCCTGCATCGTGTACAGCGAAAGCCGTATCCGGAACGAGCACGCCAATGACGGAGTTTATATCCAGCATCCCTATTATACGGTGACGGTGATGGATAACGACCCCGACTCGAAACTGAAAGCGGCCGTAAGCGTATTGCCGAAATGCGCCTACGACCGCTGTTTTGTTTCGGAAAACTTATATCACACTGTGTTTACGACCTATGTTTAAGAAGGAGGAATGACTATGGCAAGACTGATTTGGGACGCCGTTGGTGAGAAATTTTACGAAATGGGCACCAAGATGGGCGTTCTGTACCCCATGACCGCTGAGGGCACCTACGAGAAGGGCTCCGCCTGGAACGGCCTGACCGCTGTGACCGAGAGCCCCTCTGGTGCAGAGGAGACTAAGCTCTACGCCGATGACATCAAGTACGCAAGCCTGCGCAGCGCCGAGGATTATGGCTACACCATCGAGGCTTATACCTACCCTGCGGAGTGGGAGGCCTGCGATGGCTCTGCCCAGGTGGCTCCCGGCGTGACCATCGGCCAGCAGAAGCGCAAGGCATTTGGCTTCAGCTGGGTGACCACCAAGGGCAATGACATCACTGACGAGGCCGGCCAGAAGATCCACGTGGCATGGAACAGCACTGCTTCGCCCAGCGAGAAGAGCTACTCCAGCACCAACGACAACCCCGATGCCATCATTTTCAGCTGGGAATGCAGTGCCTCTCCGGTGAATGTCAAGGGTCATCGCCCCACCTGCCATATGGAGATCGACTGCTCCAAGCTGAAGGAGAAGACCGTGCTGGCGATCCAGAACAAGCTCTGGGGCTCTGACGGCGGTTCCGGTGTTGAGGCTGCCAGCGAGGCCACCCTGCCCAGCCCGGATGAGCTGATCAAGTTGATCACCGACACCGAGGCTGCCGCCTAATAACGGGACAAAGGAGAAGAAAAATGCTTAAGAAGACGATGACCACCGTGGATTTCGGTGGTACCGAGAGAACGGAAGACTACTACTTCAACCTGACCAAGGCGGAGATCATGGAGATGCAGCTTTGCACCGACGGCGGCTTTGTGGAGACGGTGAAGAAGATCGTGGAGGCAAAGAATCAGCTTGAGCTGACCCACCTGTTCAAGAAGATCATCTGCGCCAGCTATGGTGTGCTGAGCCCCGACGGCAGGAAGTTCGTGAAGAACCAGCAGGTTCTGGACGACTTTATGGCTACCCAGGCCTACAGTGACCTGTACATCGAGCTGCTGAGCGGCGACGGCAAGGCTGCCGAGGACTTTGTGAACGGCATTCTGCCCAAAGACCTGACCAATGAGGCCGCTAAGGCCCCTGTTTCTCAGCCCGGCCTTGCTGTGCTGAACCCGTAACCTGATGATACCGAACCGTGCTTTGCGTACTGCATAGCACGCTGCCCACACATTTGATGCCAGGAGGAGCAGACGATGCTGACCATCAAAATAGCCGGAACACAGAGCTGGGACCCACAGAAGGCCGAGTTCCGGTACGGTGAGCCCGTTGAGCTGAGGTTAGAGCACAGTCTGCTCTCCCTGGCTAACTGGGAAAGCAAATGGCATATTCCGTTTTTGTCGAACGTCGGAAACCTGACGGCTCAACAGCAGATGGACTATATCCGCTGTATGACCGTGACGAAGGGGGTTGACCCCGAGGTATACCGGCGGCTGACGAGAGAACAGATGAATGCCATTAACATATATATGGACGACCCCATGACCGCTACCTGGTTTCGGGGCGAGCCAAAGCCGAACGAGCCCAGGAACGGGAAGACTGTAAAGCAGAAGCCCCGCCCCAGGCGAGGAGGCACAGAGACCACTGCGGAGGTGCTGTATTACCAGATGTTCCAGCTTGGGATCCCCAAGGAATGTGAGAAATGGCACCTGAACCGGCTGCTGACGCTGCTGCGGGTGGGCCAGGAAGCCAACAACCCGCCCCGGAAAATGAGCAAGGCCGAGGCAATGGCTCAGCAGAGGATGCTGAATGAGCAGCGGAAAGCAAAGCTGCACACGAGGGGGTAAGAAATGCCAAAGGTGATCGTGTGCCGACAGAAAGGCGACTGGAAGAAAACAAAGGGATTTTTGAAGCGGTGCTCGGCGCTGAAGCTGGACGATATTCTGGCTCAGTATGGCCGGGAGGGGGTAGAGGCGCTGTCGAGGGCCACCCCCAAGGACACCGGGAAGACCGCCGCAAGCTGGAGCTATGCCGTACACCGGGACGAGAACAGCATCACCATTACATGGTCCAACTCCAACATCGTGGATGGAGTGCCCATTGCGGTGATCCTGCAATACGGACACGGCACCCGGAATGGCGGGTATGTAGAGGGAGTGGATTACATAAACCCGGCAATGCGGCCTATTTTTGAGAGGATCGCAGAACGGGCATGGGGTGAGGTGAGAACAGAATGAGCCGTGAAGTAGACCAGCGTGTTGTAGAACTGCAGTTCAACAATGCGAACTTTGAGAAAAACACAAAGAAGTCCATGGACTCCATCGACCGGATGATGGAGAAACTGCAGTTCAAAGGGGCCGAAAAGGGCTTTGAGAAGCTGGATGCGGCTGCGGAAAAAGTGGATTTTGCCACCATGAACCGCTCGCTGGACACCTTGCAGCAGAAGTTTTCGGCTCTGGATATTATGGCCGCCACGGTATTGGTGAACATTACCAGCAAGGCCATGAATGCCGGCGAACGATTGGTGAAGAGCTTGTCACTGGATCAGATCACCAGCGGATGGAATAAGTACGCAGAGAAGACCTCGAACGTGCAGACCATCATGAACGCCACCGGCAAGAGCATCGATCAGGTGAACGGCTACCTGAACAAGCTGATGTGGTATTCGGACGAGACCAGTTACAGTTTCAGCGAGATGACCAGCGCGCTTTCGCAGATGACGGCGGCGGGCGGCAATATCGATAAGATGATCCCTATGATCATGGGTATTGCAAACGCCACGGCAGATGCGGGTAAGACTGGCTTTGCGTTCCAGAGCACCATCCGGAACCTGACCCAGAGCTACAGCGCAGGACACTTACAGTTACAGGACTGGAAGAGCCTGAACCTGATGGGTACGGCGACGAAAGCCCTGAAACAGGAGCTTATCGACACTGCGGAGGAGCTGGGGGTCATCAAGAAGGGTGAAGTGACCATCGCCAGCTTTGAGTCGAGCTTGCAGAAGAAATGGGCCAACACGGAGGTCATGGAAAAGACCTTCGGGAAGTATGCTTCCATGATGGAGGCGGCCTATGAGCTGACCCAGAAGAACAAAGGTATGACCAGCTCGGAGGCGCTGGAACAGCTGAAAGGGCAGTACGGAGAGCTGGCAGAACGCGCCGCCCTCGCTGCCCAGCAGGCCACCAGCTTCGCGCAGGCCATCGACTCCACAAAAGACGCCGTCAGTTCAAAATGGATGGCCGTCTTCGAGACTCTCTTTGGCAACAAGGAAGAGGCAACCGACACCTGGACGGAGCTGGCGAACCGGCTGTATGACATCTTCGTGCCGTCCATCGACGCCCTGAACGACCGGATGAAAGCGGGCCTCGACACCGGCTGGCAGCAGATGCTCTCGAACGAGCTGGGTGACCAGGGCAACGCCTACACCTATGCACTGGAGCAGGTAGCACTGGCTACTGGCGCTCTGACGGAAAAGCAGATCGAGGAGGCAGGGAGCTTCGGCGCGGCCCTGCAGGAAAATGGCGTGAGCGCCGATACGCTGCGGCAGGCGCTGGACGAAGCCCGCACCAGCACCGAGAAACTGCTGGCCCTGAGCGATAAGGAGCTGGACGCGCAGGGGTACGACAAGGACGCCATACAGAAGGCCCACGACCAGTTCGTGAAACTGAACGAGGCTGTTCAAAATGGAACACTGGACCTCGAAGGATATGCTGAGGCCATCGGAAGGGTATCGGGCCGGGAGCACCTGATACAGGGGCTTTGGAACATCATGGACGCCATCGGGAAGCTGGTTACGCCCATCAAGGAGGCCTTCAACGAGATTTTCCCGCCTGCAGACGGCGACCGAATCTATACAATCGCCGAACGGTTCGACCTGCTGACCCAGAAGCTCATCATCTCGGATAAGACGGCGGCGAACATCAAGAAGACGTTTGAGGGTGTATTTTCAGTCATCCGTGTTGGCGTGAACATGCTGAAAACCGTCGTACAGACAGCGGCAAATGTTCTTAGTGCGGCAGTCCCTCTTGGCGATGTCCTGCTTGGAATGACTGCCAGCATCGGAGGATTTGTATCCTCGGTAGATGAAAGCCTTGACCCGCTGGAAGCACTTGGCTCGATGATCACTGGTTTTGTCCAGACCATTGCACCGGTGCTTTATTCTTTTGGAAAAGAGGCTGACGTAGTATTTTCTAATTTTGCAAATGGAGCAAAAGATGCTTTCAACAGCTTCGATCCGGAAAGGATGAAAGACTTTATCACCGGAGGGTTGAGCGTCGGTATTCTGGCCTCTGTGAAGAGCTTCCTCGATGGAATCAAGTCTGTCGGGGAAAGTGCAAAAGGTATTATCGGAGGCATTAAAGATACTATCGATTCACTCGGTGAAGCAATCGATGCATGGAAAGAAGCGAAAAAATCGGAAACACTGATCACGATCGCGAAATCTATCGGTATCATTGCAGCATCGCTTGCTGTTGTATCAATGATAAAACCGGAACGACTGAGTGCTTCGATGGAGGCGATGACCGGAGTGTTTCTGGGGCTGCTCGGTGTGATGAAAGCACTTGCACTCATTTCGAAAGACGTAAGCTCTTTGAAACTAATGGCTGTAAGCACGGGAATGATGGCAGTTTCGTCTGCAGTCCTTGTGCTGTCCGGTGCGCTGAAAGTCATTTCTACCATTGACAAAAGTAATCTTCTTGCAAGTGTTGCAGCACTTGGCGGAGTAATGGCTGGACTTACTATTGTAGGTGCTGTACTCTCCAAGGATGAGGTAAGATTTCTGAAGGGAGCAGCCGGACTTATCGCTTTTGCAGGTGCTGTCGGCATTCTCACAACGGCACTCAAAGCACTTAGCGGTCTAAAACTGGAAGAAATGGCGAAAGGGCTTGGAGGTATATCCGGAATCACAGCAGTTCTTGTTTTAGCAGCAAAGCTTATGAATGGCGTAAAATTCGGCATCGGAAACGGTGCTGCGTTTTTAATGCTGGCGGGCAGCATGAACCTGTTGGTATCGGCCTTCAAGAGCTTTGGCGAGATGAACTGGACTGAGATCGGGAAGGCACTTACAACAGCAGGTGCCAGTATCGGCGTTTTTGTGCTTGCATTGAATCTCGCGAAAGGAACTCTCGGAGCGGCCGTGGCGCTGACAACGATGGCCGCAGCTGTGAACCTGCTTGTACCGGCGATAAAAGAACTTGGCTCGCTGAGCCTAACCGAAATGGGCATGGCGCTTCTTGCCGTTGCGGGCGCATTCACCGCCCTTGGTGTTGCTGCAGCGATCCTTGCTCCTCTGACACCGGTCATCGTTGCATTGTCACTATCTATCAGCGCTCTTGCACTGAGCATCGGTGCATTGCTGGCACTAAATTCGGCAGCCATGTTTATTGGGAATCTGGCATCCAGTCTTACTCTGCTCCAGAATCTTAATTTCCAGGTCTTTATCGAAGCCTTGAAATCGGCGGCATGGCTGGTTGTTGAATTTATTACAGGAATCATCAAGGGGTTGGCAGAAGTTGCTTCGACGCTGGCGACTTCCATTGCCAAGATCATAGAAGCAGTATGCTCTGCTATCGTTCTTTCTGCACCTGCCATCGGAGAAGCACTTTATGCAGCAGGCACCACGCTGATCGATGTTATCATCAAACTTCTCGATTATATTTGGGTGAAATGTGAGCCCGCTCTCAATGACCTCTGGGACAAGTTTACCGGATTGGTCAAGAAAAAGGCTGAGAATTTCAGTCTGCTCGACCTGCTGGGGCTGAAGTGGGAAAACCCATTTGCGCCTTTCCTCGACGAACTGGAGCATGGCGACAGCTTTATGGCAGGGCTCTATCAGCAGATGACCGGCACGGGCAAGTATGCGACCGAAGGATTTGCTAATGGTGAGACTGACAAAGACGCCATCGCACAGGTGAAGCAGGCCAGTTCGAATGTGGCGAATACAGCTGTAGAGACCATGAAAGATGACCTCGACCAGCATTCTCCCTCCAAGGTCATGGCCGAAATTGGCCGGTTTGTGACACTGGGACTGGCGGAAGGCATCGGCGACCAGAACGCACTGGCGAAGGCGAAGGCTGCCATGCTGAACGTGGCCACCGGCATCCGTACCGTCTTTACGAACTTCTGGGGCATCCACTCGCCAAGCGACCTCGCCATGAGCGATGCGGAGAACATCCTCGAGGGCGCGGTGCTGGGAATGTGCGACCCGGAAGCACGGCAGAAGCTCTACGACGAAAGCTACAACGCTGCCTCCGAAGTGAAGGGCGGCGTGGGAAAGGCGCTGGACGAGGCGGCCACGCTGGTGCAGGACAAGATGCTGGGCATCTACGCTGCATTCAAAATGGACCCTCTGGGGAGCGGCTCGAATCCCCTGAGAAATGGCGTTGAGACGGCCAGGAAGCAGTTTGAGACGGCCATTCAGGACTCGACGCTTATCCCTGGCAAGAATGGTATCCAGACGACGAATACGGATACAACACGGGGCGTGAATGACATTGCTGCGGCCGCTAAGAGCAGGCTTGCAGGCTACTTTGGCGCATTCGGAGACTATTACAAGAAAGTGGTCGACGACATTACGCCGGGTACGACCGACCCGACTACCAAGACGAAGGCTTCCAAGACCGGAAAGAGCCTTGCGGAGACCCTTGCAGAGGAGTACAGCAAGAAGCTGAAGGCCAACAAGTACCTGCAGGATGCGCTGAGCAAGGAGACCGCCCTGTGGGAGCTGCAGAGCGAGCACAGCGTGACCAACGAGGAGCTTCTGGCAAAGCGGACTGAGGTGGTGACCAAGCAGATCGAGCTGCAGGCAGACCGAGTGGCCATTGCACAGCAGCAGTACGATACCCTGCTGGCCCGGGTAGGTGCCGGGAACGACAAGACCAAGGACGCCTACAACACCCTGCTGGATGAGAAGGCCAATCTGGAGAAGCTGCAGCAGAGCCGCCACAGCGACATTTGGGGCGATGTACTGAGCCGGTATGAGAACGACGCCAAGACCGCCGAGGATGAGTACGACCTGTGGGTATCCATGTACGAGGACACCGCCACGGTAGCAGAGCGCTCGAACCGGCAGATGATGCAGATCAACAAAAAGATCGATGCACAGGCCAAGGTGGTAACGGCTGCCGAGGAGGAATATACCAAGCTCAAGGAAGAGTTTGGGGAGCAGAGCCAGCAGACCCAGGTGGCATACCGGAAGTATCTGGAAGAGCAGAAGGAGCAGCAGGAGCTGATCAACGAGCTTGAGAAGGCCCAGCTTACCCAGTTTGCCAACCAGATCACCCGATACGAGAAGGAAGCCAAGATCGTATCGAACCGACAGAAGATGCTGGAAAAGCTGTACGATGACGGCAGCCTCTCGGAGCGGGAAAGCGCTTACGAACAGGCGGTAGAGAAGTACGGCGAAGGCTCCAAGGAAGCCCGTCGTGCTGCCATGCAGGGAACCATGAGCTCCCTGATGGGTGTTGGCGCTGCCATGCGCAACATGAGCACCTCGCTGAAAAAGCTGACGGAATACCAGAAGACCTATGACTTCTACGTAGCCCAGGGCAAGAAGGACAGCGAGGAGGCTCTGGACGCACTGGCAGAGCTGCAGGACGAGCAGTACAACTTTGTGGGATTTGCGGAGAGTCTGGCCTCGGCGTTTGACATGAGCGAAAACGGCAAGCAGGCTATGATGCAGCTCGGGTATACCATCTCGAAGAACTGGAAACCCATCTACAACGGGTTCAACCAGGTATGGAAGAAAGTAAACCCGGCCTTTGCAGAGAACCTGACTAACCTGATCGGCTTGTACTCACGAGAGGGTGCCAGCGAGACCATGGCCGCCACCATGAACGCTGTGGTAAGTGCCATGCGGGGCGACTGGGGCAGTGCGGTGGCCAGTGGGCTTGAGGCTGTGCTGGACATTGTAGGCACGGACTTTGGCCGGACTCTGAGCGAGGCCATTGGGAATGCACTGCGGAGCGCCTTTAGCGGCAACGGCCTGTTTGCCCAGCTACTCTCGAAGCTCTTGGGAGGGATGAACCTGGGAGGCTCTGGCGGCGGAGGATTCTTCTCCAAGGCTTTGGACTTTATCAAGAGACTTCTGGGCCGGAAGAGCACCGGCGTTGCCAGCGGAGGAAGCGGGATCTCAAAATGGCTCAGCGCCGGGAAGAGTGCTCTGGGCCTTGGGAAAGTCGCAAAAGCCGCCACAGACCTGGTGCCGGTACTGAGCAGCGTGGGGACTGCCACCGCCAATGTGGCCTCCGGTGTGACCACCGTTGCCAAGGCTGCGGGAGCCGCCAAGGTTGCTGCCACCGCTGCCGGAGCTGCCACCTCGGGAACTCTGGCCAAGGTGGGCATGGGTGTTGCCAAGGTGGCCGCCAGCCTCGGCCCTCACGGACTGCTGGTGGGGGCCTGTGTTGCAGGTGCGGCCCTGGTAGGCACTGCCGTGGTGAAAAACTGGGACAAGGTGAAGGCCGGTATTGGCAAGGCCTGGGACTGGATCAAGGAGAAGGCTTCGGGACTCTGGGACGGCATGAAGCGCATCGGCTCGAACCTCGTGAGCGGCCTCGGAAAAGGCGTGAAAGCAGGTGCAAAGACCTTTGGCAGCTTTATCATCTCGCCCTTTGCAGGCATCATCAGCGGCGTGAAGAAGCTGTTTGGCGTCCACTCGCCCTCGACGGTATTTGCCGGGATCGGTGGCTACCTGATGGAAGGTCTGGCGAACGGCATCACGAACACCTCTGATGGCGTGGACCGGAGCCTTGAGGCCGTGGCAGATGGCGCTTTGGACATTGCCCAGAGCAGCGCCATGAGACTGCTGGACGTGCTGAACGACGAAAGCGACCCCAGCATCCAGCCGGTGGTAGATCTGACCAATGCAGAGAACGCTCTGGACTGGATGGACTCCCGCCTGGCAGGAGACCGGGCCGTGACCCTGAGCGCAACCCGCTCGGCAAACCTTGCCGGGACGGTGAACCAGAACGCCAATCGTCAAAATGGAAAAGCAGACCCCAACGACCCTGAGGCCCTGTCGGCCAGCGGGAACCGTGATGTGGTGGATGCGATCCAGAGCATGGGCGAGCGGATCGACGGTGTGGCAAGGGCTGTGGCCGGCATGAAGGTCGTGATGAACAGCCGGAAGCTGGTAGGCGAGATCAAGACCGACATGAACACCGCCCTTGGCGAACTGGCGGAGAGAGGACGGTAAGGATGGGTATTGGCAGAGACGTGACCCCGGAAGGGGCAGAGCTGTACACCCGGCTGACCTTCCATATCCCCGCCGAAGCTCCGGTGAAGAGCTTCAGCACCGACGAGCTGATGCTGATCCCGGCAGACCCGCTGACGGTGGCTCCCTTTGAGGAGCAGATCCGCACCCTGGAAGCAGCTCCCTGGCACGGCACCATTGAATATGCCCCGCTGGAGAAGCGGGTGTTCAAGAATGCTGAGGGGAGCTGGACATTTTACTATGAACCGGACGGCAAGAGCCACACCTTCTGGGACTGTTACGGAGACATCCACCGGGAAGAATCCGATGGATGGATGGTGACAGACAGCACATGGCTTGCCACTTACCACGCCCTGCTGTACTACCTGCAGGGTCGGAGAGTGCTGGTGGACGTGCCGGACGGAAAAGGAAACATTACGAGCTACCGGGGGAGATGCTGGGTAAGCAGCTATGCCTCCGACTCTGACGGCAGGATCAAGGCCGTGATCAGCTACAGCCTTGCACCGCCCGAATGACCGAGAAAGGGGGACCAGATGAAGACGATACCACATGGGATCACCATTGGTGACACACATACCTGGAGGGATCTTTATCTGATCCCTGTTTGTCGGCCGATCGTGCAGCCGCCTACGGAAAAGACCATGACCCTTGAAGTGGAGGGCATGAGCGGCGTGGCTGACCTGAGCCACGGACTGACAGGGTACCCGGTGTTCAGTGACCGGGAAGGAAACTGGCAATTCTACGTAGACACCGACCGGTGGAGAGAGAAAAACAACTTCTGGGGGCCGGTGGGAAACCTGGCGTACCAGGATATTATGGCCCGGCTGAAGGAAAAGATGGCCCGGCCGTTCCAGACGCGGATCGTTCTGGACGACGACCCGCTTTTTTACTGGGTGGGACGCATCTGGGTGAGCGAGGCTCCCAGCCAGCAGTACAACCATACCAAGATCACCCTGCAATACCGGCTGTACCCCTACAAGTACCTGCTGGCAGAGGACGGAGACGACTGGCTGTGGGACCCCTTTTGCTTTGAGACCGACCTGGCCACCGTGAAGATGCACGGCGTGACCCTGCCGGCCGGGACGAGAGAGACGTTTCCACTGGTATTTACGGACAAGCCCAGTGCCGTGTTTGTGACCAGCAGCGGCGCGGCAACCTCGAACATGCAGAATCAAAATGGAGTGGACTACACCCTGCTGAGCCAGGAGTCCATGCCCACGACCCGCTTTGACTACCTGAAGAGCTATAGCTCCGGGGGTACCAGCTACGAATGCCGGCTGCAGACCCTTGTGATGCCGCTGGTGACAAAGCAGTACGACATCGCCATTATGGGGCTGAACTTTACTGTGAGTCCTGTAAGTACCGGGACAGCTACGGTATCCATCCGGAAGAAAGGAACCAGCGTACTGATGGCCAGTGCTACGGTGCCCATTACCAGCACAGTGAATGTTCTGTCTCAGCCGCATATCGAGCTGACGGCAGATCTGAGCGCTGAGCTTACCAAGAACACCGCCTACGAGATCGTGGTGGAGGCTACCGGCAAGATATACGCCCCCAACATCCCCAAGGATGCCCTGACAGAGAACGACTACTTCGACTTTGGCACAGGGGCTGCGGCGCTGGCACCGGACTGCGGCGGCTTTGAGCTGTTCTGCGGGTTCGTCCGGTTTTACGCCGGTGAGGGCGCTGTGCTGAAGCCCGACGTGAAGACCAACATTGGCATCGTGGGTACTGCGCTGAACACCAACGGCCGTGTGGTGGTGGTGCAGGCTCAGGAGGACACCACGGTGAGCATCGACTACCGGCCGGCGTACCTGTAAAGGAGATATTTCAAAATGAGATATAAGGTATATGCCGGTCAGGTATCGGTGAAGTTTACCAACAGCAGCACGGCCCGGTTCAACTGGACGAAAAAGGTGCTGGTGTACGACTCTTACGGCGACTCGGTGGAGGGCGAAGAGACCCAGGGCATCGTGGCAGACCCCAGCGTTGAGCTGGAGAACAAATCGGCAGGAAGCTTTTCGTGTCGGGTGCCGTATCAGGCAGAGACCCGCTTTGGCCGGGTGAAGAACCCTTACTACGACGACTTTGTGATGGGCAGCACCTGGATCATGGTGGAGGAGGACAGCGAGTGCATCTTCTTTGGCCGTGTGACGGAGTGCGAGCTGGAGTTCAATCTGGACAAGACGGTGACAGCGGACGGCATCCTGAACGAGCTGGGGCAGATCAACACCCGACTCTCGGCCAGCTCGTACAACAGCTGCTCGGAATCCAGTCTGCTTTCTATCGTAATGAATGCCGACAAGAGCCGGAAGGGTGAGAACCCTGCCAACTGCATGATGCGGGGCAAGGTGACGGTGACCAACCGGTACGTGGACACCAGCGACAGCGGCGACCAGTTCGGCAGCCTGTGGAGCATCCTGAGCACCTATCTGCTGGACAAGGACGAGGGATATTTGCGGCTTCGGCTGGCTAATGACCCGGGCACCGAGGACTACTTTTTCTACTACGATTATCTGAAATCTGAGGACGTACCCAGCACTGCGCAGAGCATCGAGTACGGTGTGAACATGCTGGACTTTGTGCTGAATGAGAAGTGCAGTTCGGATCTTGTAAACAGCGTAACGGCCCACGGCATCACCACGGTGAAGAAGGGCTGGTGGATCTTTAAGAAGATCAGTTACAACGCCATCTCCAGCACATCGGAGAATGCGTTGTCGATCCAGCGGTACGGCCTGCGCTCCCGGCATATTTATGTGGATGGCAAGGCCTCCAGCTACAGTACCCTGAGTTCTTCCGCCAGTGAGGAGCTGGCCAAGTACAAGCAAGAGGCAGAACCCACCCTGACCGTCCGGGCCTTTGACCGGAAGGACATGGGGGAAAAGGTGGACAAGCTGGGGTATCTGCTGCGGACCCACATCCTGAGCAACCCCCACAGCTTTGATATGTGGATGGTATGCACCAAGGTGCGCCTTCCTCTGGACGCCCCGGACAATAAGGACTTTACCTTTGGGCTGACCAGCGCCTCGCTTTCCCGGCGTCAATGGACCGTCGGAAACCTGGCGTCGGTGCTGAAAGACAAGGTCGTTGGCGCTATCAGCTACCTGAACAGTGTAGGGTAAAAATTCAAAATGGACCTTCTGAAGGAGTAAGGTGATTATCGGATGAATTTTGACGAGATCATAAAGAAGATGAAGGCCGCCGTAGAAGGAGTGCGGAAGGCTATATACGGCGTGGAGGTGCGAGAATATATTGCCCAGGGGCTGGAGAATGTGCTGGCGGTAGGGCAGGTAACGGTGGCCTCGGCCAAAGCCGCCAAAGAGAGCGAGACCAAAGCCAAGGCAAGCGAAGATGCCGCCAAGACCAGCGAGACCAACGCCAAGGGAAGCGAAACGGCAGCGGCTGCCAGCAGGGACGAAGCCGAACTCATCAAGGGGGACGCGGAGAACAGCGCCCATGAGGCGGCAAACAGTCAGGCCGAGGCCAAAAAGAGCGAAGAGGCCGCAAAGAAATACGCCGGTGATGCGGCTGCCATTGCCAACACCGACAAGACCCTCACCATCTCCGGCGCGGCGGCGGACGCTGCGGCCACTGGCGTACGCATCAAACTCTTGGAGATGGTGCATGGCACAGATGTAAACGGTATCAGTTTTGTCTCGGCATTTGACACGCTGGATGGCGTAGAGCTGACGGGTGTGTGGAATAAGGCGGCGTCGAGGGTGGATTTTTGAGGAGGATAGACCATGGAAACGAGACTTGGTGATATGGCGGTGGGCAGCACCGTTAAAATCAAGGTGGACGGCACGCTGAGGGATTTTATCATCGTGCAGCAGGGCAACCCTGACTCCACGATCTATGATTCGAGCTGTGACGGAACGTGGGTGCTAATGAAAGACATCTACGAAAACAGCTATTGGCATACCTCGAATATGAACGACTATGCAAATAGCTATATCCACTCCTACCTGAACAGCACGTTCTTTAATCTGATCGATGCGGACATCCGCAAGGAAATCAAACAGGTAAAGATCCCGTATCGCAAGGGTAAAGGCACGTCTATGGACGTTACCGGCGGCTCGAATGGCCTGTTAGCGAAGATCTTCCTGCTCAGCGGGACCGAAACGAAACTAACTAATTATGCGCCGATCCGCGAGGGCGCAGAGCTGACCTATTTCAAGGGCTGTGAAAACAATGCTAGGTGCCCCGAGCGTGTTGCCTATTATAACGGTTCTGCCTTCATCTGGTGGCTCCGCTCTCCGCTCTGCCTCGACTCATACACCTACAAGCGCGCGCTGTACAGTAATATCGATGGCAGCTGGCAAGCCAACGACTGCGTATACTCGTACGGTATTCGCCCCGCTTTGATTTTGCCCTCTGCTCGCTTGGTGTCTGACGATGGCATAGTGATCGGAAACCGCGCCCCCGAAGTGACCAGCGATGCAGGAGCCAGCGGGGCAGAGCTGGGAGAGAAGAACGCCCCCTTTACAGTGGGATACACCGTGACGGACAGGGACGGCGACCTCATGACGGTGACGGAGAAGCTGGATGGAGAGGTGAAAGCCGTAAAGACAGACGTGGGCGGTACGGTAGTCAAGGTGCAGACGGCACTCAACGACGAGGGAACCGTACCCGCGTGGGACACTTATCCTGCCAAGTACGAGTTCTTCATGCCGCTGACTGCCAAGAAAGCGTGCCTGCGACTCCGCTCGCTGGAGTTCCGCGTCAAGGGCTATGTGCCGGGCACGATGCGCACCGTCCTGCGCAAGTACGGCTCCACGACCGCCCTAGTGGATAAGTTCATCGACATTATCCGCGGCTACAACGACGTGGCGCTGGACATGGGTGATTTCGCGCTGGAAAAGGGTGTGGAGTACCAGCTCTATTTCGCCGCCTCCAACAACTTCTACCCGCCCTCAGTGACCCCGGGCTGGGTGGTGGAGAACGACTATGTGGATATTGCCACCGGCAGCGCCTACTACGGCGACGACACCACCCTGATCTTCTCCGGCACTATTGGAATCGTGGAGACCCATACAGCGGCCGGAACGTACGGAGCGACCACCGACACCCTTACGGTGGACTGGCTGAACGAAAAGGAAGGTTACACTCAGCTGCTGAACGGACCCCACACCCTGACCCTGACAGTGGGTGACGGCTTTGCCTCAGTGGACTGGACGGCGACCTTTACCAAAAATGTGACCCATACCGTTCTCTCGCTGGCCCAGCCGCTGACGGCAGATGACACCATCACCGTGGCCGCGCTGACGCTCGAGGGCAGTTTCCCCACAGACCTGAGCCTGACCGTGGAGATGACCAATAACGGACTGGATGACAGCCCCGTGTGGGAGACCGTGACGGACATCCAGCGCGGCGAGAGCCGGGCCTTTGTACACCACGCCTTTACCAACAAGACCGCCGCCCGGGGCTTTGCATTCAACTACAAAGTGACGATTGCCCGGGGCGAAAGCGGCGTCGGCGGCAACATCACCATGATCGGAGGTGTGATCGGATGAGTCTTTGCAAGATGGATAAGAGCCTGAAAGAACTCCACAAAAAGCTGGAAGAGGAGCGGATGCTCAGAGAGCTGCCCGGCCTCGTGGCGGGGATCGAGGACGCCATGTGCGAGCAGGACATGGAATCACAGGAGCGGCTGGCGACTATCGAGGACTCGCTGTGCGAGCTGGATGCCGCCGTAAACAAGTAAGGAGGATTTCAAAATGGACAAGATCTGGGCAAACAGATTGATTGCCGGCACCAAGGAATGGGCAGAGATGCCCACGAGCCGCCGCCCCGGGGTCAAGCGGGAGCTGGAAAAGAGGGTGACAGAGGGGGAGATCACCCCTGAACAGTACAAGGAGATCACGGGGGAGGACTACTACA